CTCGAACAAGCTCTCGAGGGGCATCATGCCCACAAAGAGCCAGATGGTCAATCAGTGGCCTCATCAGCCGCTGAAGAACCATCGACAACAAACACATCCAGTTTGGGGGGATCTACCCCATTCGAAATAGCACATCGCTTCCTGCCAACTAGCGCGACGGCGCGGCAAATTGTCAAGCGGTTCCTCCGCAACCCGACTGCATCTTACTACAAGTTAGTCAACAACATCTACTCCGATGTTGAGTTGTGCGAGGAGCTGTTTGACCTAGAAGTGATGGAGGACGACAACGCACAAGGTGCCAAGACGCTCGTCCATGCATGCTTCAGCAACTATGCGAACGTTGCTGGACCTGTCCACGCTCTGAAGCCTTCGGTCATCACTGAGCAGGTCGGGGCTGAGTCAGTGCTAGTCACTAAGGTGTTCGACTCTAGGTCACGAGAGCTGATCACGTCGACGCGCGCCACCATCGAGGCGATCACAGTCTTGCAGACAGCGCTGACACACGGGACCGGCACTTCGTTGGCTGGGCCACTGTGCACGCTGATGACTGCTCAAGCAACTGGTCTTCGATCACTGACCAGACAGCCGCTCCTCCAGCGGCACGCACCGCCGAAGAAGCTCGTCTTTCACAAGGAGAGCTTCCAGTCGAGTTGGCGCAGCCAGTCGTCCTTTGAGATCTGGACGTCTTCAGGCTGGTACACTACGACACGCAGCCACTACATCGAGTTGACAGACCCGTTGCTCCACAAGCCAGACCAAGGAGCTCTGTGGTTGTTTGCCTTGACCCTACGAGACACACCCTTCGAAGTGGTGCACATCTACAACTGCCCGATCTCTGCGGACACGATCGCCATTGGTGGTGGAGCCTTCACGGTAGATGGTCATGAGCATGTCGACAACTCGCAGTCCGGTGCTGATGAGGCTGAGCTCACGGAGGAGGCAGGGAGTGACGCTAGTGAGCCGAGCTTCAACGAAGAGGACCGAGAGTGGGCGTCCACCATTGCCTCACGCTTCGCAGCACTCTATGGCCATGAGGACTACGAGCTAGACGAGGAGGTCACAGAGCGTGCACTAGGACAGGTGCTGCGCTGGGCTCAACACCTACTAGCTGGCTCTGGCAGCATGACCGGTGCCTACAAGTTGATGGCCTTGACAAGCTATGTCAAGTTCAGTGACCACGAAGAGGAGGACGACAAGCTGCGCAACTTGCACCTCAACTGCTTCAACGCCACACCGGAAGCCACTGTGACTGAGTGTGGAGCTGCCAACCCACTAGTCCTGTGGGGCTACATGAACAGCATGGTTGCACTCGACCCAAGAGAGGAGCCGCTGCCTCTCAACACTACTGCACATGGCTACGGCATGATGGCAACGATGTTCGCCTTGGCACTACGCGCGCACAGTGAGCTCAAGC